GCTGTATGAAGAATAGAACACCCGTTAACCCTAATTACTACAAGGCAAAAACTCTTGACGGAATAGAAATAGAAATTCTTGATGTGGTTGATGCCTTTAATCTTAATCACAATCGGGCTTGTATGTTAAAATATATTGCTCGTGCTGATAGCAAAGACAATGTCGTTTTAGATTTATTTAAATGTATGAAATATAATATTCGTGAATTAAAAAAATATGGTATTGACGTTTCACATTTAGACGAAGCCTTGAGCAAATATGATAAACCATTTACTGTTCCAGCACGTGATCCTAGTTTAGATTTAAATGCCCAAATGCAAGTTAACGAAAAGATTGACGAATATAAAGATAAAGAAAATAATCCTGACGATTAACCAATTCCCCAAAAGTCAGCTAAGGTATCTAAAGCGACAATTAATACAGACATACCCGTCTTCGGTCTAACTCCATACGATTTTTCCCATTCTTTTAATGGTTCATTGTACAGCAACACTTTATCTAATATGGTAACCAATCGTTTTCCTACCGCTGATCGTGCTTCTTGTAAAGCCACATAGCAATCACCTTGATTATCCCCTATTGTCATTGATGTATTAGAACTAACAACGGGTTTTAATGCACTAGTTGTTCGTGGTTCTAGTCCTGACAACCGCCATAATTTATAATATTTCATACCCGCATCATACTGTGGTTCAGTTATTTGTTTTTTCAAAAGATATGTATCCATTAATGTTTGAGTGAGTATTCTTGCTCGTTGTACTTTTGTTTCTAACGTTTCATATTCGTAAACATTTTTCTTCATTTGTTCAGGTGTTGGTGTGTCCTGATAAATAGGAATATGATTGTCAAAGCGTAAATCTTCGGTTTTATACTGCTTTTTCTTTTTCTTCATATCAACCCGTGTTGTTTTAATTTTTCTATTTTATAATCATCTAATTGTTTTTTATGTTTGTATTTCCATAACCAGCTTTTCATCAAATCATTTAGACTTGGCTGAGTCTCTTCTTTGTATTCAAGATAATGTTCATCTTTTAAAAATCTTTTTGGGTGATAACGAATACCTCTTTTTACTTCATCTGTTTCAGAATATTGCGACAATCCAATCATTACTTGTTTAATGTCTTTAATTTTTTTAAAAATGTTAAAAGTAGTTTTTTTATCACCCCATTTTTTATCATCAGATTTAAGTGGATATTTTTTCCAAAACTCTTCAAAAGCATCAGTATATGTTTCTTTTGTATTATGTTTACTTTGTATATTGTTTACTTTATATGTCTCCCCAATATCCACTAGTGGATTATCCACTTGTGGAATATCCACTTGCGGTAAATCATCAACTGGACGGATTTCAAGGGTTTGCGGGGTATCATATATGAAATAATCAAAACTTTTGAACGTTCCGTCCTTAATTCTACTTTGTGTACGAATGATATACCTATACTTAGTTAACTCTTTGATTAGCTTACGAATTTTGTTTTCACCCACATTATTTTTCTTACTCAGGTCTTTTATGTTTAATTTCCAATCTGATGGTAGTGATAACAAGTATACTAATAATCCTCTTGCCTCTAATGTAATGGCGGAGTTTTGTATTAAAGCATTTGGCGTAATGGCGTATTTATCTTTTAATTTAGATTTATTTATGTAAACGGGTTCTTTACTCATTGTTAGCCCTCATCTTAAAAATATTGCGAATGTGAGTTAGGATCATAAAGAAACACAACACATATAATGTCGTATGTTCATTCAAATATGTGAATAATACCCACCAAAACTGTGAAAATAACCCGAAATAACCTGAATACTTCCACCCATTTCCATACAAATAAATAGATGTGATGGCGGTAGCTACGGCGATTATTTCAACAAATAAATTAAACACCACACATACCCTCATCACAAATGGAATCAAACCCATCAAACATATCTAACTGACCATCATCTTCTAATGCCTTATCTAATGGTTTAAAACTTTTATGTAAGTAAAACTCATCAAAATCTTTTAATTTTTTTGTTAATCTAATTTCTTTGTCTAGTTTAACTGCTTTTGCAAATAACTCTGGATCATTTTCTTGAATATCTTTCCAAAATGATTGGCTATGAAATGGGCAAAAATAACAAGCTGACCTTGGAGGTGCTGGATAATTATTATCTTTCATCCACATAATACAATCTTGCCTTGACATAGCAAAATCATTGATTAATGGATATTGATTATTAATGTAAGCAAGTTTATTTATTCTCATTCTACGCATTTCATCAGTTGATATTCCAAGTAATTGCTCAACCTTAACTTTCTTAAAATCTACTCTTTCACCTTTTTGATAACCTAAAAGGTGTCTAATTTTTTTAATTATAGGTGCTACTTTATAATCTGCTGTACATTGTCTTTTCATCATTGATTTTTCTTGTGTTTTTGAGTTTTTAGCAAAAAAGGGTATTGTATATTTGTGGTATTTACCTTGAACTGCATCTAAAACATCTTTTTCTAAATTTCTCCAAGTAACTATATGCACAGGATAACTTACTGTTTTTTTTATAAACTTTAACCATTTATATACTTTTGGAGGTTCTGCTTGAGTATCAGCAAAAATAGCACAATCAACCATAGGTATTTCACCTTTATGTATCATTAATGCTAATGTACTTGATTGAACTCCAGCACCGAGTGATAATACTCTTAATGTTTTAAGCATAACGTTTTTCCATCATATATTTCCAAAAGTCTTGCGGTTTTGCCATTTTGTCCTGAGTTAACGTGTATACTTCACCATTTCCTAAATCTTTTTTTATGGCATTGTTGAAAAAATAATCTTTACTAGTTGCCCCGACTATCGTCATTTTCATTGGACAGCTTTGGTCTTGTACAACAAGTATGGCAAAGTCAGCTAAAAATTTTTCTTTTGATCTAAATAATAATTGTCCGTCAGAATGAAACGTACTTTTGACTTGTATTGATTTTGAACAAAACCATAAGTCATAACCTGAATCCCATCCTCCATTTATTGGCGGATTTAAATTATATAAAGTGGCTACGGCAAATTCACCTTTAGCCCCTAATTTTTCTACGTCTAATTCTGTTCTTGTTTTATCTTGTTTTTGATTTTTTAAATTACTAGCCCGACTCATTTGATAACGAAAATGAGCAAGTGAAATGGCATTATCATAAACTTCAGGTGTTAATTTAATCGTAATCATAAGACCCCATTTGGTTCATTTCCCCATTACTAATCTTTTCAAAACTCTTTTGATGTTGGCGGATTAAAGCATTGATAATATTGCCATAGGTTAAATTTACACTTTGGTAATTATCCAACCAATTCTCAGCAACTTCTTTTAAAGTCATTCCATTCTTTAGCTGATCAGTTACAAATTCCAACACGTCAATCGCTAAATACTTGTTTATGTATCTGTTTTTCATCATTTAATGTTCTTAATAATTCTAATGACCCACGTTTGTGATACATTGATCCATTGGCAAATTTCTTTACAATCGTCAGAAAAAAACCATTCATAATCTTTTTTTTTACGGAACTTATAGTAGTCAATAAAGGCTTGTTTAAGTACAGCGATGAACAATTTTTCTTCAGGTAATACTGTGGGTTCAGGAGGTAAAACACGTATCTCATCCATCTTTTATTATTTTTGACCATTTTAAAAACTGCATCCACGTTTTTTCAGGCAATACATAAAACGTTTCTTTTCTATCGGCACGACAAATTAATATGTCAGGTTCTTCCGCTAACCAATCATAAATCTGTTTAAATCCGTTTGCTCTAATTTTACACTCTGCGGAGATTCCGCTGATCATTACATCGTGTTTGGCGAAGTCAGTTGCCCCTGATAATGGAACACGTTTGGCATCAATACCTAATGATTTATGCTTATTAACGATTTCTCTTTCGAAAGAACTGCCTTTAATTCGCTGAGATTTCCCCATTATCTTCACCCCGTTGAAAGTCGTTTTTATTAACGTTGCCGTTAGTTAACTCATTAATTTTTTGCATTAACTTTTTTTTTGGAACTCGTTTTTGATTGATATATCGTGATATTGTGGGTTGCTTACACCCTAGCATTTCTGCGAAATTTACTTCTGTTAGTTTATTTTCTTTTAAATAATCTTTAAGTTTCATATTTAACAAATAACGGAATATTTTTTACTTTGCAAGTTTTTTTCGTCTTTATAATTATTTTTATACCATTTTCTGTAATAAAGAAGAATAAATGCTTATGCGTTATAATGTAACACCTAGAAAATTAATCATTATAACCTTGCTAGATATATACTTAAATGGTATATCTTGCATAGAGGTGAAATATGAAAGACAAATCTTTATTGTCTGAACTTAGATTACGTTTTAATTTAACCCAAAGAGAAGTTGCTGAACGATTAGGTTGCACTCAGGCTGAAGTATCTCGTATTGAAAAAGGTGTTAGACGACTACGTACAGAAACATTGAGCAACATAGCTAAAGCATTTAATATGCCCGTTGATGAATTAGTTCGTATGCAACTTGGTGAAGCTAATCAAAGTTTAAATTTAAGTAGAGGTATTCCCCTAATTGGTAAAACGACTATTGATCAACGAGTTAGTGTGAAAGATAAGACACCAAGACGTTATAGTAAGTGGGATAATGATGGTGATTATTATTTTATAAAATTACCTGGTATGTCTGCTTATCCCCGTGTTAAACCTAACGAATTTATTTTAATAGAAAAAAACTCTAGTTATGGCGAAGGTGAAGAAGTAGTTATAGAGTATGTTGAACAAAATGATAACTTAATTACTATTGGTATCGTTGAAAAGTTTGATAATGAAAATTGTCATTTAAAACGTATTAATGAAAATATAGATTCATATAACAACAAGGAAAGTTATGTAACTACACTAAAAAAAGAAATTATTGTAGATATTTACGTAATTAAAGGGATTTTCAAACATATTTG